TAAATAATGGTAGTGAACCAAGTAGATTGGATTCAAAAAATGGCTTATACAAGATTAGGTATAAATATGCTAGGGGTATGTCAGGTGATCCATCTAAATCTAGGGGATTCTGTAAAAAAATGATGCAACTTACACAACTAGGTGTTGTATGGAGAATTGAAGATATAGATAATGCAAGTTATGCTGCAGATGTTAATGTACAATTTAGACATAAACCTAGTTTACGTTATGATATTTTTACTTTAAAAGGCGGTATATATTGCCAACATAAATGGGTTAAAGTTTTATATAGATTAGCTAGTAATACAGAAGTATCTGATAATTTAGGTAATTACAATAAAACAAGAACAATCCCAAAAAGCTATATTAAAAATCCTGTAGGAAGCAAAAAGGCTGCTATACCAACAGATAAACAATCAGGAAGGGGAAAATATCCAAGTTAAAAAATAAGATATGCCAACAACATTATTTATAAATAGAACAGATTTAGTTAGAAATTCCATACTCGATGGAAATATTAATACGGATAAATTTTTACAGTTTATAAAAATCGCCCAAGTTATTGATATTCAGCAACTTATGGGAACAAAATTATATGATGGATTGACTGCAGCAATACCTAACATTGATACACCTGCTAATGCAAGGTGGAAAACATTGCTAGATGATTATATTGTAGATATGTTAATTTGGTATGCACAGGTGAATTATCTTCCTTTCGCTGCTTATCAGGTTAAAAATGGCGGTGTATTTAAACATAGATCAGAAAATAGTGAAACAGTTAGTAAAGGTGAAATAGATTTTTTAGTTGAAAAAGCTAGAACTAATGCTGAATGGTATTCTAG